GACATGTACGAAGGTGAAGTTGATGAAATGAAAAAAGAAGTTGAAGAGTTAAAAAAAGAACTTAACGAAATCAACCTTTTAAATTCAAAACTTCTTTACGTAAATAAAATCTTTAAAGCTAAGAATTTAACTGAAAACCAAAAAACAAAAGTATTGGAAGCTTTTGATAAAGCAACCACAGTAAAAGAAGTAAAATTAGTATTTGAAACCTTATCATCTGAAGTTAAAGAGAAAAAATCTTCTGTAACTGAATCAATGATCGGTGGTGCTTCTAAAGCTGCAGGTATTGCTCCAAACAAAACTCCAATTCTAGAAGTTAACGATCAATTTGCTAGATGGCAAACGTTAGCCGGTATTAAAAAATAATTTTAACCTAAATTTAAAAACAAAAACAAAAACAATGTCACAAGTACAACAATTACTCGAAAGCGCAGCTGGCTCATGGAAGTCACTTCAAAGCGATGCTGCTAGATTGGCTGGAAAGTGGACCAAAACTGGTCTTCTTGAAGGCCTTGGTGAATTTGACAAGAACAACATGTCTATCTTGTTAGAAAACCAAGCTAAACAATTAGTAACTGAAAATAATACTATCTCTTCTAACTCATCATTCGTTTCTAACGGTCAAGGTGAGAACTGGGCTGGTATTGCTCTTCCTTTAGTACGTAAAGTATTCGGTACAATCGTAGCTAAAGAATTCGTTTCAGTTCAACCAATGAACATGCCTTCAGGTCTAGTGTTCTTCTTAGATTTCCAATACGGAAACAATAAGACTCCGTTCACTGCTGGTTCATCTTTATATGGTAACAGAAACACAGCTTCTCAATTCCCATTCTCTACCCCAGACGCTGTAGGTGGTTTATATGGTGGTCCAGAAGGTCGTTTCACTTACGCAACTAACCAATTCTCAGCTTCTCAGTTTGTTACTGGTTCAGCTAACGGTGGTGCTTTACCAACTGTAAATGCTGGTACTGGTTCAGTTATCGACGCTACTTGGGCTCAAGTAAATTTCGATTCTGACTATTCAGCTTCAGCAGCTGCTGGTGAATTAATCGCATTAACTTTTGTTACTGCTTCAACATTCTTCCCATCGTTTGATCAAGATGCTGTTCGTGGTTTCGTTCCTTCAGGTTCAGGTATTTTCAATCCTGCTAACTTGTTGTCAGCGTTTACAACTTACAACTACACTAACAATACCATTACTTTCATTTATACTGGTTCTGCTTCTTATTCTGCTCTTGCAGGTCCTGCAGTAACTTTATTCTATGAAAAAGCTGGTAATCAAGATGGTATCCCAACTTATTCAGGTGGTAACAACTACAGTGGTTCTGGTCGTGGTGATTTCGAAGCTTCAGGTTCTTTCTCAGTACCTAACGCCGCTTCAAACGTTCAAATCGACATCCCAGAAATCAACGTTAGAATGCAATCTCAAGCCATCACTGCTAAAACCAAGAAATTGAAGGCAGTATGGACACCTGAATTTGCTCAAGATTTAGCTGCTTACCAAAACATCGATGCTGAAGCTGAATTGACAAACATCATGTCTGAGTACATTTCAATGGAAATTGACCTTGAAATCTTAGATATGTTGATTGAAGATGCTGCTGCTGCAACTGAGTACTGGTCAGCTATTAACAACACAGTGTACAACCCAGCTTCAAACGCGTTTGCTGCTGCTGCAACTACACAAGCATTCTACAACACACAAGGTCAGTGGTTCCAAACTTTAGGTACTAAAATCCAAAAAGTATCTAACAAGATCCACCAGTTGACTTTACGTGGAGGTGCTAACTTCTTAGTAACTTCTCCAACAATCGCTACTATCCTTGAGTCAATCCCAGGATTCGCTTCTACAAACAACGGTGAAGCTGATCAAATGGAATACGCTTTCGGTGTACAAAAAGTTGGTTCAGTTAACGGTCGTTACAAAGTTTACAAAAACCCTTACATGACTGAAAACTTAATCCTTATGGGTTATAGAGGTTCTCAGTTCTTGGAAACAGGTGCTGTATTCGCTCCTT